ACCTCAGCGAGGGTAACGATATCCATGATTGTTTCCTTTCTGGTTATTGCTTGACAAGAAGCAACAATTAAAAAGCCGGCGGTCAGTCGATCTCCGGATAGCTCATGTTGATGTATGCGGTGGTCAGAATGGCGAAGATGTAAGCCTGCAGGCAAGCGACCAGCGCCTCGAACAGGAACATGAACATGCCAGCTGCGAAGGTGACGACGCCGAATGGCATAAACACCTTGTTCACCACATCAATGAGGAAGTACTGCGTGGCCGAAAGGCACAACGCAAGAATCAAGTGGCCCGAAACCATGTTGGCGAACAGTCGGATCGTCAACGAGAATGGGCGAATAATCAGCAGCTCAAGCAGCTGAATCGGGGACAGCAGAATGTAGATCGGGGCCGGAACGCCCTTCGGGAAGATCTCATCCCTCAGGAAGTGGCCGAGACCCTTTTCACGAATGCCTGCAATCCAGTATTGGCAGAAGCACCACATGGCGAATACCAGCGGCAGCGTAATCGTTGCGCTTGCCGCGATATTGAATCCTGGGATGATGCCACACAGATTGAAGACCAGCAACGTGCAGAACACGGTGGTGATCATCGGCACGTAACGCTTGCCGCGCAGCTCGCCCATCACCTGATAGACGATGTTGTCGCGGACGAATTCGATCAACCATTCGACTGCTCCCTGCCAACGGCTGGGGATGAGCTTTGCACGGCTTGCCGTAATTCCGAGAACCAGCAGCATGATGACGGTCGCAAGAATGCGAACGAGGATGATGCGGTTAATGGCGAACGGCGTGCCCTGAAAAACGAACGGATCGGGAAGGAAGTCATCGACACTGGGCATCTCGGGACCATCAGCGATGGTCAGCATGCCTTTTCCCAATGCACCAATCATTCACGCCTCCTGCTCTTGTGTCAGCTGTTAGTTTAACCCAACAACCGAGTCGAATGTGACGTTCTGGTTACTTAACCAAAGCGTACTTCGAAGTGTGCATCGACGCGACCGGAGTCCCGTGCGACGCATTCGACTCCGAATGGCTGGATAGGATTATTAGCCCGTGTCTAGACAACGTCCACACACCTGGGGTTTTCCTTACTGTCATTTGGTTTTTCCGGCGTTTCGCTTCAAGCTGGATTAACTAGGCACGGCTTTGTGATTCGTCGGATAGTCGACGTTATCCAGCATACCGCATGTTGTCAGTAAAACGTTTCACCATATCTATCGAGTGTCAGAAATTTTTTAAGCTGATTCAGCTCAACACCGATAAATCGTAGACGAATGCGACTGGCACAAACAAAAAGATGCACACAATCATGCGATTCGCATCACGCGAATTATCTGCATATTCAACGCATCGATGGCTTCCGCAATGTTACGGAAGGGACGTTGGATTCAGCTATGGATCACACCGTAGCCGTCGCGCACGAACGGCGCGAACGCATCGACACGCGGCAAACCCGGCTGATGGCGAATCGAACGATCCGTGCCAAGACGCTTCTGCGCACGAAGCTGCGGAACCTCGCTCAAATCGTATGGCGTGGTCTGATACACCCAATTCAGCCAATTACGCCATAACAGATTCGCGTGGGCGCGCCACGCGAACACCGGCTCAAGCTGCGAATCGTCATGCGGGAAGTAGTTTTCGGGGAACGGCACGTTCGTCATCCCCTTCTTCATATCGCGCTCATACTCCTCGGCCAAGGTGTACTTGCCGTACTCCCAATGGCCAAGCGCGAACACCTCCGAAAAATCGCGGGTGGCGATCAGACCAGGACCGGATTTTGGACCCCACGTAAGCACCTGCAATTCGGGATTGCGGGCGACATCACCTTCGTTTACCCCCGCAAGGCGAGAATGCGGCTGCAGGCAGATCTCGTCGAAACCGTTCGTCAGGAAGCAGTATTCATCCTGCAAATACTGTGGAAACACACCGAAAATCTTCTCCGGAAGATCCTCTTTACGCACGTTATAGCGGTAATTGAGCGCACCCATCGCACCCCAGCACAAATACATGGTGGAGAACACATGCGTGGAAGCCCAGTCGAGAATCTCCTTGAACTCATCCCAATAATCGACCTGCTCGAAATCAAGATGCTCGACGGGAGCACCCGTCACCACGAAGCCGTCGTAATAATTGTCTTGGAACGCGTCGAGGTTTTCATAAAACTTTACTAAATGGTCGGCGCTCACATGCGTACCCTCATGCGTGGAGGTCTTCATGAAATCGATCTCCACCTGCAGAGGACTCTTCGAGATCAGGCGGAGCAGCTGTGTTTCCGTTTCAACCTTCTTCGGCATGAGATTCAGGATCACCAGCTTGAGCGGGCGCACACGCTGACGCTCCGCTTCGGGCTTTTCTAGCGCGAAAATGCGCTCGGAGTCGAGAATGTCTCTGGCCGGAAGGCCACTGGGAATCTTGATAGGCATGCTTCTATTATGGTGCGGAGTCGGATATGGCGCACTCCCCTGCGCCGGCGATCGGTCGAAACGGGTATAGGAAAAATGGATAACGCGTTATTTGTGACGCTATTTCACACGGTCGAATGAGTGCGACACGCCGATTTGACATATTTGAAAGTAATCGTAAAGTTAATAGAGCTGTCTTGAAGACAAGCCGACGCGGGGTGGAGCAGCTCGGTAGCTCGCTGGGCTCATAACCCAGAGGTCCATGGTTCAAATCCATGCCCCGCTACTGATTGACCGCCGTTCCCATCATCCGGGGCGGCGGTTTTTGCATATTCCAATGCCTTTGCAGGCGTCAAATTCGGATCAGTCAAATCATTAAGGCTCACGCCGAGATAATCCGACACTTTTGCCATATCTGCAAAAGACCAAGGATAGCCGGGTTTAAGCATCCGCGAAAAAGACTGAGGGAATTTCCCAAGCACCGCCGCTACATCTTTCTTCGGGATTCGCCGCACAGAAATAATCATGTTGATATTAGTTATCGCTATATCGCCGGCAGCCATATTTGCGGTGCCAGGCATTGCCATTGTTGTTGTCATAGTTCCATAATAAACACAGTTGATTACTTTTGCAACACGCCGAGAATTGCCAAACGTGCATATCAAGCTGTATGAATTAACATGTGAGTTTAGTTAGTGATGACAGCGTTACGTCAGCGGTACGGAGACTACTGCGGCAAAATCATGTCAAACAGCGAGACCTTGCATCGTCCATAGGGATGCACGAACAAGTGCTTTCCAACAAGATGCACGGTTTGCGGCCATTTACGTTGCGCGATTTATCGCGTATTGCCGATTATTTCGATGTGAGCCTGGATTATCTGACCGGCCGCAGCGATTACACGAAACCATTGGAGGTGGCATGATGTTTGTTGAGCAGAAGAAGCCGTCGTGGTGGACTTTGTTTTTTGCTTGTGTCTACCTCATTTCTGGTGTTGGCGTGTTCGTTTTGGGGTTGCTGGCCAAGGATGTATGGCAGATTCTTTCTGGGTTGTTTCTTTTTTCGCTTGGCCAGCAAATTGCGGCGTCATATTTATTCAAGCTTTCGCTTTTCGATAATTACCGGCTGTTTCTCGTTCCCGGCACTACCCCTGGGTTATCTGGAGCACAAGCTGGGCCGCTGAAAGAACATTCGGCAGGGCAAGACTAAGGAAAACTTGCATGAATGGAGTTGCCTTCTCTTCCTTGAATTTCTGCCATCGTGATTTGTCGCGCGTCTGGGTTTCAGCCATGAATACAGCCGCGAAAAGTTTGTTCAGCGAATCTGCCAAAACAAAGTCGCCCGTCATTTCGTATTGCTCTAGGTTAGATTGTATTTGGACGACAAGTGCAGCTACGTATGTTTTAAGGTCGTTCGGTAATGTCAGATCGTTTTTAACGGCGTCGGCGAATTCACGTGCGAAGTCTCTGGCCGATTCTCTCTGTTCAACGGTGAAGGTGGACACGGCGAATGGAGCTGTCTTACGCATTTGTACAAGCACGATTTGTGCGCTAAGCGAAAGTTCTTGTTGGTCCATGACGTTATCCATATTGAAATTATTATTTTGTACTCGCAGAAATGATCTGAATATCTTTTCCCAGATTTCAGGGAAAGCACGCCGCATTACCGGCAGGGCGCTATCGCCACCGGCTTCGAGCATTGCCGCCTGTTTTTCGATTTCGGTCATCGCCGCTACCGCATCGCGAACGGTAAATGTTTGGCCTTCATCGCGTTGTGATGCATTGAACATTTGCAGTAAGTATTGCGCCGGATTCCTCATTTGTTTTCCTTCCTCTGTTCGTTGTTGTGTTTGGTTGTTTGGTCGCTTCCAAGCGTAGCGCGGCGGGGGAAGGATCCTAAACGTTCAACGACCAAAGGTGGTGCCTGATGCACGAGAAACGGAAGGCGAAATGGGTCGCGCAGACCCATAGCCTCGAGAACATGGCCGACATGATGAACCACGAGATGCGACGCAGGTTCCGGATCGTGACGAACCAGTCGCTGGTGGACGGCGTCCTTGGCGACTTCGCGCTAGAGGACCTCGACAACAGCGCGGAGTTCCGCACGCTCGCGTACTTCGACTACGAGGAGATGCGCGGCTACATGTACGGGATGCTGGAAAGCTACCGCTATTACAAGCCATTGATCATGGGGGCCATCCATGCGTAAGTTCCTGCAGATCGTCGCGCTGGGTGATTTCCTGTCCGACTGACGGCATCCGATAACTGAAAATGCCCGTGACCCAGCCGAATGTCGGTTGCTGGTGAGGCGTGATAAAGCACCCGGCCGCGCTTCGCTCAGCGCGTTACAAACACACCAATTGTGGGTTGGTGGTTACAACGGCCGACGGTAAGGCCATGCGGGTGTGTCATCGAGGAACTCATGTCGCCTTCACAGGAAGACCGAGGGGCTTCACCGGCCACGGCCGGGGTGTGGGTTCCACCCGTCTTGTGCCTTCGGGCGCGCGCCTTTGGCTCCGGCCCGGCTCCGTTACGAAGCCTTTCAAGGTGTCCTTAAGTGAAAGCGTTAGCCCTTTGCGGGCTTGCGTTTTCGTCTATAAGGGCACCACACCTAACCCTTCACCACCCGAAGGTTTGATTAACCGATTTATCGACCACACACCTGATTACAGAAAGCGAGAACAATTATGGGCATTGTTTACAAACGTGACTTGAAAAGGCAAGTCAAGAACAGGAAGATCAACGAAAAGCGGCAGTTCGTAAAGGACATCAAGAACGCCGTGAAGTGGAACTTGCCGAGATTGGAGCATGACACCGTCGGCGTGGAGAACGTGCCGCGAGAAATGGTGGTGAAGTTGCTCAGGCTGGACAAAGTGGCGACGAAGACAGACCCGGACGGCAAGCACGCCATGCAGACGCTTATCTCGTTGGGCTATGTGCTTCGCCCACGCCGCTATCTCGGCCGAGAGTACTTCAGGCGTGACGATCTGGTGCAATCACTCAAGGCTTACGTGGGGGCGTGACTATGCGGAAACTGAAACTAGTGATCGAGGAAACCGACGATACGGGTACCATCACAACCACGTTGCCGCTGGCGTTCGCCATGGATGACGATATGGGAAGACCGGTTGCCGGCGTGTATGACAAGCTCAAGAGCGACCATAGGCGTTTGCGCTTCGCCACATGGTTGATGCCGGCCGTCACCGAAGCGATTGTGCAAGCGAACTACGGCACCGGCCAAGATTCTGGGGCCGGCATATGAACCCGCGCGCGAAGCTCACGGCCAAACAGGCGGCCCTGTATCTGGGCGTGAGTGAAAGCCTGTTGCGCAAGTGGCGCGGCGAACATTACGGCCCGGTGTTCTACCGGCCCACGGACGCGCCCAACTGCCCCGTGCTGTATGAGGTGGCCGACCTCGACATGTTCGTAGCGCAGCGCAAGCGTAAGGCGGCCCAGAGTGCCGCGTAGGCAAGTAGTCGCCCCGTCAATCCGTTCGGCCGAGATAGCGGCGTGGGGTAACGACTGTTGGTTGGAATTGCCCGGCTGCACGAAGGTGGGCACCGAAGACGATCACATAGTGCCACACGCGCACGGCGGCAAGGACACCGTGCCGAACCTACGCCGCGCGTGCAAGCATTGCAACGCTTCGCGTCAAGACCGCGTGCTGTATGGCTATGGCTGCCGTTTGCACATGATCGTGTGCCCGCCTGGTTCATGCGACCGGGAGGCCGTGGACTACATAGACCAGCACGCGAAGCCTAGCGACCCGGTTGTGTCGTGGGCTTCGCTGGCCGTCGCCATGCGCGTGGACGATGCGGACATGGAGCAG